CCGTATTGGTCGCTTTCTTTGGGGGTCTCCGCTATCTTATTAAAGGATGGCTCTGGACTTTAACTCCTAACGCTGGCTCATCACTTGCAGATCGTTTAGCAAGAATTGAAACACGCCAAGAGGAAATAATGCGCATTCTTTTAGACAGGAAGTAGCCTTTACTTATGGCAACTAAACGCAAAGCAAAGAAGAAGCCAGTACGTAAACGCAGGACTACTAAAGAGCCTGTACTTACAAAGCTAGATTTTTGGGCTATTGCAGCTAATGAGGTTTATATGGCTTGCCGTAAATCTGGTATGGATGAAGGCACAGCATTAGCCTTTGCGATGGATAGATCAAGTTATCCAGACTGGATCGTAGACCCTAAAGATCCTGTTAAGAATCCACTTGATGATTTCGATGAGGATGAAGATTAAGCGTTGGTTAGTAATATCCGACCTGCAGGTGCCATATCATCACGAGGCAGCTGTAAAGAATGTCATCAAATTAGCAAGGCGAGAGAAGTTTGATTCTGTATTGGTGGTTGGCGATGAGATGGATTTCCAGTCGATTAGCAAATGGAGTGAAGGCACACCTCTGGCTTATTCAGAAGATTTACACGCTGATCGTGAGCTATGCAAGCAGATACTTTGGGATCTCGGTGAGTACAGTCCAGAGATGCACATTATCCGCAGTAATCATACTGATCGCCTATATAACACTTTATTAAAAGTACCTGGGTTAATTAACCTACCTGAGCTGCAATACCCTGCATTTATGGGCTTTGCTGAGATGGGAATGACTTATCACCGCACAGCTTATGAGTTTCACGATAATTGGGTGCTCTGCCACGGGGATGAGGGCAGTATGAGCCAACACGCTGGAATTACCGCCTTGAACCTGGCTAAAAAATTTGGCAAATCCTGTCTTATTGGCCATAGCCACAGGCTAGGTATGAGTGCCTATTCAGAGGGCGTAAACGGCCATTACAGGGCCTTATATGGGGTTGAGGTAGGAAACCTAATGGATCGCAAGAAAGCGGCTTATATCCGCTATAGAAGCGCAAATTGGCAGATGGGCTTTGCTATACTAGAAGCCGTAGGAAAGACCCTGACACCGACCCTGGTGCCAGTTAATAAGGATGGCTCATTTACAGCTCTGGGCAGGTACTACAGGTAACATCGTTACCAAATCGTTATACAAATACGCCCTCAAATAATCCACAAAGTCATACACAAGTGCAACACTATGCCTATGCCACAAAATATGTGTGCATAGATAGGGCTATATGAATCCGCTACAAGATTTAAAAGATATTGGCTATGTGATTATGTGGGCAATTATGGGATTGATTTTAATTGCTTGGATTATTCATGAAATTAAGGAAAATGCACAAAATCGTTACTACTGGCTTGGCCGTCGTGATGGTTGGGATATGCACCGTCGAATGATGGACAACAAAGCAAAGTCAGACCAGGTATTTGATTATGACAAAAACTGAGAAGCTGCTAGCCGATGTTGTCGATTTGGTCCATACAAGGGGAGCGGTCTACGGTCATCCTTACACAAACCATAAGCGGATCAGTGAGCTCTGGTCTGCATACCTCGACCATCCAGTTACACCTAGTCAAGTTGCATTATGTATGGCACTCGTCAAGATTTCTCGGATTAGTGAATCTCCAAAACACGAGGACAGCATCAAAGACGCTATTGCTTACATTTCGATATACCAGACCGTGCTGGAAGCAGAGCTCGATGTCGCATTTACCTGGGGGGATGACTAATGGCATTTAATTTACAAGATTACGAAACAGTCGAAAGCCGACTTGAAAAATGGTGGAAGGATTACCCAGATGGAAGAATTACAACAAGACTTGAAGAAGCAACGCCCACTAGATACATTGTTAGTGCTCAATTATTTAAAACGGAAGCAGATCCGCAACCGTGTGCCACTGGTCTGGCTAGTGAGAATGTTAGTGATCGGGGTGTCAATTCAACTTCTGCATTGGAGAATGCTGAGACTTCAGCGATCGGCCGAGCACTTGCAAACGCAGGTTATGCAGCTAAGGGAAAAAGGGCTAGCCGAGAAGAAATGAACAAGGTGGCAAGTTATTCGCCACCAGGCACACGTGCTAGGGCTGTTGAAGATGTATTACGTGCATCGTTTGCAGAAGATAAGCCAGCGGTTTGGTCAGTTGGCGAAGCTATAGAAGCAATACCTGTTGATCCTAAACCACAAGAATGCAAACACGGCCCAATGATTCTTAAAGAAGGCGTGGCCAAGACAGGGCGTGATTTCTTTGGTTATGTGTGTAGTGCAGCAAAGCCTGATCAGTGTGATGCGAAGTGGGCTAAAAAAACAGCTGCTGGATCTTGGTTCTTTCCGAGCGATGTCGAGGGGGGTGAGTAAATGGGATACGCAGAACGATTAACCGGTGGACCTTACCTGGAAGTTTTTGAGAATGACCAGGTAAAGTTCATACCGTCTACCGCTGTGTGTGTAGCCTGTAATGATGACAGGTTAATACATTCAGGTAATTTCTTAGTTTGTACTCAGTGCCACTGTAGGCAATAAGGAGTTTACCATAATGCACACACGGTTCAAATGTAATGGTTGCAGTCGCAAGACCGAGTTCTTATGGCTCGATCAGTTGGATATGCCAGATGGATTCAAGGCGTATCAGTGTATGGATTGTGGGTGCGTAGGCGTTAAGAATATAGCCGAAGCTTTGGATATACCAGATAGCGATATATCCAGATGTGATAAGTGTGGTAGTTGGAAGTTTATTACCGTGGTCTGCCACACTTGCCAGTTGATTGGGGCGAAATGAAAGAGACAGATGAAAGATATACGCCTACTTGGATATTCAAGACGCTAGGAATTGAGTTCGACCTGGATCCTTGCTCGCCTGTAAGTGGCGTCAAAGATGCTCCCATTAAAAATTATTACACAGTCAATGATGATGGTTTATCTAAGGAATGGTTTGGGAATGTGTGGGTTAATCCACCATTCAGTAATCCTCGGCCATTTATGGAAAAACTGGTGCAGCACGGTATGGGCATCGGTCTAGTAAGAATTAGTCAAAGCCAATGGGCCAAAGATTTATGGAACCAGGCTGATGCGGTTATATTAAATGACAAACGCTTAAAGTTTGATAGACCAGATGGCTCATCAGTAGGCATACCAGCAGTAACATTTATGTTTGCCTTTGGTAAAACCAATGCTGAAGCTTTGCGTAATTTCAAAGAATACAAGGTGCGTTAATGCCAACATACGAGTACAGCTGTAATGAATGCGGCACTTATGGGTCAGTGCATAGATCCTACGATGATGAAAGCACGCCTATGTCTTGCCCGAAATGTAATTTGCAAATGTCAAGGATCTATAGCGCACCTGGGCTTATATTTAAGGGTGGCGGATGGGGTGGTAAATGAAGTTTGCTTACGCTGATCCACCATACTTTAAGCAAGGCAAACGATTGTATGGAAAATTGCACGATGAAGCAGCAGTGTGGGACAGCAAAGAATCTCATTTAAACTTAATTGCTAAATTGATAAACGATTATCCAGATGGGTGGGCCTTTAGTTGTAATCCTGCTGATTTATCTTGGATATTGCCAGCATTTCCTGAATTAAGAGTGTGTGTATGGGCTAAAACATTTCATCAAATTAGACCAACCACGGTGCAATATGCTTGGGAGCCTGTATTGCTGCACGGTGGTCGCAAAGAGAATAAACGCAAACCTATGGTGCGTGATTGGATCAGTTGCGCCAGGGCTATGCGTAAAGGTTTAGTTGGTGCAAAGCCAATAGCGTTTAATTTGTGGATCCTTGATTTACTTAATTACCAAGATGGCGATGTGCTTGATGACCTATTCCCAGGTACAAATGGTATGGCTGAAGCGATTGCAAATCGCAAATGAGTGCAGCTGGTTGGGATGAAACTTGGATCGACACAGATGATCTACGCATTACGACTTGCCGTCTGACCTGCGGTTATGCTGATTGATTTGACATCGTATGCTAGGCTCTAGTGTAGCAGTGGCTCACAAAGCCACAAGGCGAGCCCGCAAGGGAAAGCTCGCAAGGTGCTGGCTAGTTGGGATCGCTCTATTCATAGTGATCTTTTGCTTTGAAAAGATTTATTTCGTTTCAGCTTTAAATTACAAACCTACAGTAATGATTACATTCAAAGAGTATGCATTATTAAAGATAGAAGATAAAAAACAATATAAGTGTTTGACACAGCTCTGGGGTGCTGAAAGTGCCTGGAATGATAAAGCTGTAGGTAACCTAGATGGTAAGCAGAAAGTCTATGGAATACCACAAGGTAAGTCAGAGTATCTAAGTAAAGTGGATGGGTATAAGCAGATAGACTGGGGCTTGGCATACATAGCAGCACATAGATTATATGGCTTAGATGAGCGGGGTTATATCAATGCGTGTGCAGCTCTCAAACATTTTAAAAGCAAGGGCTGGCATTGAGAGATAGAGCATTAGGCAGTGGTAAGTGGGCTAAGCTACGCATTACCATATTAGATCGTGATGGTTGGCAGTGTGCAATATGTAATGGGCCAGCACACACAGTGGATCATATAATTCCCAGAGTTAAAGGGGGTGATATGTGGAACCCGTCTAATTTACAGGCCCTCTGCAAATCGTGTAGCGGATTCATATAGCCCTAACTATGCACACATATTTTGCGGCATAGGCATAGTGTTGCACTTGTGTATGACTTTGTGGATTATTTGAGGGCGTATTTGTATAACGATTTGGTAACGA